GATCGCCCTGCGCGGCGGGCTGGTTGCCGCCCCAGGTGTTGCCCTGCGCCTGCCGGTTCGCGACGGTGTCGAATGACCCGCCTTGCGGCTGCCCGCCGCCGCTGTTGCGGTTCGTGCGGTTCACCTTCGCGTTCGCATAGCGCAGGCTCGGGCCGATCTCGTCGACCTCCAACTCGATGACGGTGCGCTTTTCGCCCTCCTTCGTGTCGTAGGACCGGGACTTGAGCCGGCCGGACACGATGACCCGCATGCCCTTCGTCAGCGACTCGGCTACATTCTCGGCAGCTTCGCGCCAGACCGACGCCCGCAGGAACAGGGTTTCGCCGTCCTTCCATTCGTTCGACTGCCGATCGAATGTTCTAGGCGTTGAAGCGATCGTAAAGTTCGCGACCGCGCTGCCGGACGGGGTGAAGCGCAGCTCGGGATCGTTCGTCAGGTTGCCGATCACAGTGATCGTCGTCTCGCCTGCCATGATCAGAACTTCTTTCCGTGCTTGAAGGGGCGCGTCGCGTTGTAGGTCAGCTTTTCGTCGATGATCTCGGCGACGTCAAAGCCTGCCCGGTTTGCATAGTCGAAGCCGCGGATGATGCCGTCGGCGATCTCGCTCGGGACGCCTTCGGGTTTCTGCGGCCCATGCTGGCCCTGACCGGGCATGTCGTCGCAGACCGCGCAGAAGCCCGAGCCTGACCCGACGTAGGGGTGCCCGCCAGGGTAGTAGGTTTCGTCGGGTGCCCGCCCGGTGCGGATCTCATCGTGAGCTTCTACGGCTTCGGAGACGACCAGCATCAGCAGGTTGCCGTGATAGTGCCGGGTAGCGTTGACGAAGGCCCGGTCGCCGCGTTCGCCTTCGATGAAGTCGGCGCGGTTCGGGGCGTCGTCGTGGAAACCCTTCGCCTTATTTGCGTCGCCGATGGTCTGCTGCATGTCGCGAAGTACGTCGGTCGCGTTGTTTGAGAGTGTCATCTTCTTAGTCCTGTTCGGTGGTGGTAAGTCGGATCGGGCCGTCTGCGTGTTTCCAGCGGTGCCCGTTGACGATGCCGGATACCAGGCCTTGACTGACGCCGTACTCGGCGGCGACGTCGGCCTGCTTCGCGCCGCCCGCGACGGCCTGCCGGATCTTGACGATCTGGTCGTCGGTCAGTTTGGCCGCGGGCCGGGCCGCGCCTTTTTGGTAGACGCGGCCCGCGTTGCGCTTCGTCATGCCGCGTCAGGTTCGGCAGACTCAGCCGCCGCCGCGTCGGCTTCTTCGTAGAGCAGGCCGGTCAGTTCGGCTGCTTCGGTTTCGGTCAGCTGCTTCGAGGATGCGATCGGCCGGCCGGCGAACTCACTGACGCGCTTCCTGATGCTGCCGCTGTCGTAGCCCGCGGCCTTCAGGGCGCCGCGCAGGGCTTCCTGCTGCTCAGGGGTGCATAGGGCGACCCGTTCGGGTTCTGCGGCTGCTGGCGCCTGCTCGGCGGGCTGCTGCTCGGGCAGTTCGCCGGTCTCGGTGTTGGCAGCTTCGGCCAGGGCGTCCGCTTCGGCGTCGACGGGTTCGAGATCCCGCGGCGCGGCGGCGACCGCTGCAGGGGCGACAGCGGCCGGGGCCTGCGCCCGCGGCTTGCGCTGCAGTGCCCTCGGCGCAGCTGCCGGGGCGGCTGCGGCCGTCGAGCTTTCGCCCATATCTTCGAGTTCGACTTCTTCGACCGACGTCGCGGCGATGCCGGTCAGCACGTCAGGGGCGATCACGCGGGAAATTTCAGACTGGCACTTCGCGGTCAGCATCGCGATCGGGTCGGTCTGGTATTTCTTGTTCGTCGTGTAGCCCGCGCGCTGCGCCCGCTCGATTGACCAGGTAACTTCGGTCCACTCGGCTTCTCCCTTGCGGCGCCCCTTGTAGCTGACGCTGCGCTCGGTCGCTTCGGATCGGCGGATCTCGTGACCAGCGGCCAGGACCAGCGCGGCCATCGTGCGGGCATACATCGCCGGGCGACCGTGCACGACGAAGATGTTCTGAATCGAGTTCATCGGGTCAAGCCCGAGCGCCTTGCCGGCCAGGATGCACGCCGCGACATTCTCGGCGATCTGGTCGAACTCTTTCAGCTTGCCGTTCGAGATCGTCTTCAGCGACAGGGGCACGAAGTCGGTCATCGCCAGCGCCCTGCCGATCGAGTGCGCGGCGGACAGTTCAGCTGCCCACATCTGCAGGTCGACGACGGCCTGCGTCGGGGCCAGTGCTGCGTTTGCTGCGGGGTTGATTGCCAGTTCGGTCATTAGGCGGCGCTCTTTTCTTCGTTCAGGGTGGGCAGTGCTAGGGGTTCGGTGATGATCGCGTCGCGTTCCTTCGCCGTTTTGTGCGTGAAGGCTGCGGCTAGGAACAGTTCGAAGTGCCGGTCGATCTCGGCGGGGTTGTTCGCCAGGGGGTAAAGGAAAGATCCCTGATCGGTGATGTGGCAGACGATCGTGCGCTCGATCTCGGGCATCGGGATCTCGACGCCGGGCTGGTCGTCGTGCACGTAGAACTCGGCCTTCGCGTAGGCCGCGCACTGCAGGCCGGTCTCGCCGTAGATCCCGCGACTGGTCTTCCAGTCGAGCAGCACCTTCGCGCCGCCCAGGGCGCCGATCGTCGCGATCGAGTCGAGCCGGCCGGAATACCAGTCCTTGCGGTTGCCGACTGAAGTCTCGGTCAGGATCGGCTCGATGCCCCATTCGTCGATCAGCTTCAGGTAGCCCATGACGGCGGCGCGCAGTTCGTCGGGAACGACGACGGCCTTACCGTGCATCAGCTTTTCGGCTATGTCGTGGATCTCGGTGCCGCGGTCGGCCGCGGCGTCGCGGACCTTGCCGGGCACGCCGGCCAGTTCCTTGACCATGTCGAAGCCTTCGATGCCGTCCTTCCCGCGCAGCGCTTCGACTTCGAGCGGATTTTCTTTGACGTACTCGGCGACGGTTTTGCCGGCCCAGTGGATCAGGTTCGGCTTCGGCACGCCGCCGCCGATCAGGGTCGTCGCGCCGGTCACGCGCAGCTCGGGGTTCGTGCCCTTGACGGCCGGGCCGGGGTGCTCGGTCATCCGGTACTGGTGGGACTTTTCGAGGAAACGCAAGCTCATGTCAGAATCCGATCATTTTCAGTGCGGCGTAAGCGCTGGCGATTGAGGCGAGGATGCAGGCCAGGGCGCCGGCAGCTTCGAGGTATTCGAAGAAGGCGACGCCGCGGTCGCTGAGTTTGATGCCCTTGAAGTGCGTCATGCCGCGAGGGGCAGGTACGCGACCTGCAGTTCGTCGAACTGGCGGGGGGCGCGGGTTGCGGCGACGACGGCGCGCAGCGTCGGGGCGTACCAGTCTTCGCGCTGCTCGCGAATGAACTCGTGACGGGTGAACCAGTTGCAATCGTCCTGCAGGCCGTAGCGGGACAGGTCGGCGTGCTGGTCTGCCCAGGCGATCGCGAGCTTCGATTCGACCAGTTCTTGAAACTGGCCGCGGGTGATCTTGACGTCGGCGGCGAGCAGTTCGGCGAAGACGACGGCTTCAATATCGTGCGGCGTGCCCCAGTATTCGACGGCGCGGGTGATCGCGTCTTCTATGACGGCTACGGTGTCGGCCCGGTCTGGCGATGACATGGCGTTCCTCTCGGTAGTGCGAATGTTTTAGCGGCTCAATACTTCGAACCGTTGGAACAAACCTAGCGGGTTATTACGATGCGCGCAAGCCGGGCCGGCCGACAAGTCGCGGACGCTTGCTAAACTGGGTCACGTCTGGCGACGACTGACCTTCGGGTAAGTGAAGGCCCGGCCCTAGTCGGGGCCGGGCCTTACTCATATGCGCCCTTATTGGGGCGTCTAGATCGGCTGGATCTTGACCTCGTCGAAGTCGACGGGCGCCTCAAACCCGACCCCGTAGACGGAACGGATGCGGGTGGTGATTTCCTCAGTTGGTGCCGCCCCGAGGCGTGGCACGACGAAGGGCATTCGAACGGTTTTCCAGCCGCTGGCCGGCGGCAGGGTCCACATCATCGAGTTGTCGGTGCCGAAGTCGGGGTAGCCGCCGGGGCTGGAAATGTAGGTCTGCATCCCGGCCCGGCCGGTGAGGGTGGCGTGAGGGTTGCGGACCTTCGCGACCAGCTCAAAGGCCCCGCCGTAGAAATTGGCGGAAAGAATGTCGTTGTACGCCTGCGTCAGATAGTTCGCGGTCCCCTCGAAACGGACATAGTTTGTCCCGTCTGTTCCGCCGTCGGTGAGTAGGGAGATGCCGGCGTCGGTGGGAATGTTCCACGCGCCGATGGTCGTCGCCGTCTTGGCGACGCCCTCGAACGATGAGTCTTTGAGCCAGTTCAGCCGGTAGGTGGTGGTCGGGTCGGCGAACGCCAGGCCGGACGGGGTGAGCACTTCCACTTTGCCGGTGTCGCGCTTCTGCACGATGTAGTCCAAGAACGCGGTGAAGTCCGCGATGGTCATGTAGCCGGCCGTGCCGAGCCATTGCGGGTGGTACATGAACTCGATCCCGATCCCGGGGACGGCGCGGTCCACCCAGGCTTTCGCCGCAGGCAGGGTCATCGTGTCGATGGTGACATGGGAGAGCAGGTAGCAGCCATCTGTGGGGAGGATGCGCTTCGCGCCGCTGCGGTCAGCTTCGATCAGCCCGTAGGTTGCCATGATCCGGCGCCCGACTTCGGTGTTGCCGAGCTTGTCGATGGTGTCCATCTGGTGCGAGGACCATCCTGGGGTGACGGCGCCGGTCACGCCGGGCATCTGCCAGCCGACGGGCACGAGCTCGTTCGCCTCAAGAATCGCGCGTGAGCCCTCGATCTGCTCGGAGACGGTGAACTGCGACCCGCCCAGCGGTTTAGGGTCGCCGTGGTCCCTTGAGTGGTCCCACACTTCGTTGCCCTTGTAGACGACGCGGCGGGCGTCGTTCCAGGTGTAGGCACTGGGTTCGTAGGTGGCGGCAGGATTGCCGATGGAGCCGGTAACGAAACCGAAGCCGGACGGCAGGGACCGCTCGCGCTGCAGCGGCGCGTGGACGTCCCGGAAACGGTCGAATCCGTGGTCTTCGCGGATAGCGATGACACCCTTGCCCTGCACGCCGATCTTCCCGCCTTTGAGGCGCTTCACGTCATTGACGCGGGCGGCGTGCGCAACCATGCCCCCGCCATAATTGGATTTAACTTCCGCGTCCGAGAGCCGGGGTGGCAGGTGCTTTTCGAAGATGCGTTTGTCTTTGTCGAGTGTGGGGGTGAGTTTGGTAACCATGTCGCGTGTTCCTTTTCTAGCCGATGATGATCAGGACGTCGGAGTCGACCGGGTCGACGGCGATCGTTCCGTTTTCGCGGGTGCTGACGACGATGACGTCAGGGTCTATCGGGTCGATCCCGACGCCGCCGCCCGCCAGTGCCGCCGCCGCTTGCGCCGCATAGGTGGCTGCTTCCTGCGCCGCCGCAGCCGACGCCGCAGCTTCGGGACTCGACGCGCCAGGAGGGCCGGGCGGGCCAAGAATGACCGTTACGCCGCCTGAAGTGGTTGACATGTTTCGGGTTCCTATTCTGTGATCGTGACGCCGAGCGAATCGGCTCGGGTCCAGGTCGGGGCGTTCGCTTCGCGCGTCGTCCAGGTCGCCCCGGCTGCGGCTTCCCACTGGTCCCAGGTTGGGGCGGCGATCTGTGCAGTCAGCTCATGCCCGGCGGGCACGACGCCGGTCGACCTGACCGCAGCCACGAGGGCCGCAAGGGCCGCGGGGGCGTCGACGGTCGCGCCGGGCAGTTCGTCTTCGCGCACCAGCATGATCAGGGAATGAAGCTTCGTTGGCGACGGGATCATGACCGCCTGCCGGTTGCCGGTCAGGTACTTGCGGGCCGCGTTCGCTATATCGTGGCGCGTGCCCGACGCGGGCCTGCCATTCTCGGCAAGGTCGACCAGGTAGGCGCGCAGGTCATCGGCCGGCTGGTCGCGAATCGTGGCCGAGACGCCCATCAGTTGCGCGACCCAGCGCAGCGCATTGTCGGGGGTGTTCTGCGGCTGCAGGAACTCGCCGGACCAGAGGCCGTCGGAGACGTCGCGGACCTGCCCGGCGATCTGGCCGATGCCTTCCATGTAGCGCAGCAGCGGATAGTTCGCCGAGATCACGTTGCCGGGCAGCGACTCGAACGTAACGGCCCGGTGCCCGACGTTCACGCCGCGGATCTTGAACAGCAGCCCGCCGTCGCCGATCGGCGTGCCGAAGGTCAGGGTCGCCGTGATCGGGTCGACCGCGCCGACGACCGACGCGAGGGTATCTTCACCGTCACCGGCCGGCAGGTCGGTGAAGTCGTGGCGCCCGAGCTGAGCGCCCGACGAATCGGTCAGCTCCAGGGTCAGGGACGCACCGGGGGCGTCGGCGGTCCACCAGGCCTGAAAGATCACAGCCTGCGCGAGGTCAACGCCGAAGAAAACGCGGGTGAAGCGCAGCGTCGCGTGCTCGGCGGTTTGTTCGAGCGCTTCAATGTCCCAACCGTCGAGGCCGTCTTCGAACAGCGGCTCGGCGTTGAAGCCGACCTGATAGAGCAGGCCCGGCGCCTCTTGCACCGCGTCGGCTGCCCGGTATGCGGCCGGCAGCGTCTTCCACCAATCATGGGTCCAGCGGTGCACCGGGATCGTTTCGAGGGCCATCAGATGACCGTCACGGTCACGGCGCCCAGGGTCGGCAGCGGGGCGACTCCGGTCAGGTTGATCGTCGCCGGGGCGGCGGTCACTTCGCGGACGCCCGGCGCGGCGGCGGTGACGGCGACGATCTCGAACTGCGTCGCGGCGTCATCCCATGCCCAGGTGCGCGGGTTCACCCATGCGGTCAGGGCTGCGGTAACGGACGCCTGCACGTCGGCGACCGACCAGCCCGGCAGCGCCTTCACGGTCACGTCGATGTTTACGGGCGTGTAGGTGGGGGCGATGACATGCACCGACAGCGATGCAAGCGCCTGTTCGGCCAGCATGTTTCGGGTTTCGAGCATTATCGCCGCGTCGAGCGGCTGGCCGTCCAGTCCGGCGACGGCGACGGTGACATGCCCGTAGCTCGTGACGGTCGGCGCGGCAGGGTTGTAGTTATCCAGCGTCAGGGCGCGCCCGGTCCCGACGCGGGACAGTGCCGCGTACTCGAACTGCTGAGGGTGCACCAGTGTCGAGCTTTGCCGAGCGAACGCCGCAGCGCCGCGGGCGAAGAACACGTCGTCGTTTTCCTGATCGGTGCCACCGAGCAGCGCCGAAGCCAGCACCGAGGTTTCGATGAAGGGCAGGTTATCGACGACCGAGACTGACGACCCCATCGGCGACCCGTTCGGCAGCGACCCGAGCCGGTCGGCGACGACGTCGACCGCGCCGGTCAGGGTCTCGCTGGTGATGATGTTCAGGTCTTCGGTCGTGAACAGGTCGACGGTCTCGATGCTCGTGTCGAGCGCCAGGCGCAGCCGGGTGCCCGCCGGGATGGTCTGCGTCGGCGCCGAGTTGGTGACCGTGACCGCGACCCGCCCGCGGGCCGGGGTGCCCGGCGAACGGTCAACGCCCATAAGTCCCAGCAACTGTTCCGCGACCCGCGGCCCGAGCAGCTGCAGCGACAGGATTTCAGGCCCGAGCATGACCGCCAGCGCTTCGAGCAGCACCAGCTCGGTATTACCGCCCCGCGGCACCCATTCAGGCATGACGGCCTGAATGTGCGTTACGCCCGCGTCGACAAGGTCGATTTCGGTGCCATAGTTCAGCAGCCGCAGGTTCTCCATCTCGGGGACGTCTGAAACGGTCATCGGTTGATTCCTTCCGCGCCGCGCGACCAGGTGATTTCAGCGACGGCTTGCGTGTTGTTTTTCGGGGTGGACTCGACACCGAGCACGACGACGCCCTGCGGGCCGTGTTCATCGAGACCGACCTGCACGTCGCCGACATACAGGCCCCCGAAGGCCGCGTCGGGCACACCGAAGCCGGGCCGCATGGGGCGTTCGCCGATGGTGGTCAAGACCAGCACGGCGACCGCTTCGTCGATCTCAGCGTCAGATCCGCGCTCGACCGTAGCGACCGACCCGGTCGGGGTCAGCCTGAAGGGGAAACTCAAAGCGCCGTCAGCCATGCGTTGATCGTGGCTGACGGCGCTTTAGGCGTGTGGGAAGGCTACGGCGAAGC